AATTGACTCAGCCAGTTGTATGAATAGGTTTGCAGAAATTTATAAACGGTTAGATATAGAACCAAAAGACGATGAGTTTTTATATGTTTGGAATTTAAGAGGAAAGTCAATGCCACTTGATAAACTTTTGCCCACCTTAATTAGAAGAGTTAATAGTCGTGGTGTTGATGTTGTTATTATCGATCCAATATATAAAGTCATAACAGGTGATGAAAATAAAGCAACCGATATGGCAAAATTTACGAATCTGTTTGACAAGCTTTGTTTGGAAACGGGTGTGGCTGTCATTTACTCTCACCATCACTCTAAAGGTGAACAAGGCTTTAAACGGGCAATGGATCGTGCATCTGGCTCAGGCGTTTTTGCAAGAGATTCAGACTCACTATTAGATATCATTGAACTTATATTAGAAGATGAATTTAAAGATGCTTATTTAGATAATAAAACAACAACAGCTTGGCGACTTGAAAGTAGTCTAAGAGAATTTAGAAATATCACACCTGTAAACTTTTGGTTTGACTATCCAATTCATATTGTAGATAGAGAAGGAATGCTTAGCAAAAACTATGCGTCTGGAGACCCAAGATTAAACCTAACTAAAAGCGGTAAAAGAAAGCAGACACCAGAATCAAGAAAAAATGAATTTGACAAAGCCTTTGATATTAATCTTGATGAGGATGGCACTTGTAAGGTATCAGATTTGGCTGAATATTTAGGTGTAACAGATAAAACAATTAAGAACAGAATCGGTGAATTTAAGGATGAATACGCTAATGATCGTGGTGTTGTATCAAGGAAAACGCATGAGTGAATATAGGGAAAATATCCGCTTCACTTAATAAAATGGCTAAATTGGAAAATAGGGATAAATACCCTTTCTTCATCCATTATAAAAAAAGTGGAAAATAGGCCTTATATATATGAAGTTCCTTCCACTGCTTACGCATGTCGTTTGTAGGATGAGGGCACCGCTTAGTGCGCCCTATCCCAAACAAATGCATAACCAGTTAGCACTAACCTTTATTCCAAACCGAAAACTCTAAAACCGGTTAACTATTACAACAAATTTATAGCGTTTTTCAAAAATAAACTATCACATCCCCCCACCTAGAGTTATAGTACATAACTATGGGTACCGCAGGGTGGGCCTTTAAAAAGTGCGAGGCAGATTTTTTGAAAACTTAAAAATAGGTTTTAAAAATTGTTTAAGGGTCTGTATTATTTGCTTTAAGGGCTCAACGATTTGTAGTGTGAGCTTTATGTGGTTGTTTTGAATAAATACTAGGGTTTTAATATTAAACAAATCGTTGGGCTTTTATTTACCAAAACAAAAGGAGGATTAAATTATGGAAACAATAAACAAAGAAGTAATCGAATTAAAAAAGGCGGGCTATGGTTTTGTTAAAATTGCCAAAACGCTATCTATCTCAGTTAAAGAGGTAAGAGTTATTTGTAAGGCAATAGATGAAGTGGAAATATTAAATGGCAACTGTAAAAACTGTAATACCAATATTACATCTCTTAAGGGTAAGAAGATAAAACAATTTTGCTCTGATAGATGTAGGTGGGATTATTGGAACAATAAACAAAAAGTAGAAAGAACAAAAAGAGATACTTGAATTGCATCAAAGATTGTCGACTTAATAGTAAAAAAGACTTGACTAAGGAAGGCTAATAAGTGATGTATATAGTACCGCTAAAAGAAAGGAGGGAACTTTATGAATATGGTAATTACTAAAATTGAAGCAATACCAATAATACCTCAAAGAATAAGAGTAGCTGCATATGCTAGAGTTTCCTCTGGAAAAGAAGCGATGCTTAATTCATTAGCTACTCAAGTTTCATATTACAAGAGACTAATCCAAAGTAAACATGATTGGGAATTTGTTGGTGTTTATGCAGATAAAGCAATTACTGGAACTAAAGATTCAAGAGATGAATTTCAAGCTTTACTTAAAGACGCAAGGGCTGGAAAGATCGATATGATTATTACAAAGTCGATATCTAGGTTTGCGAGAAACACAGTAACGCTACTTGAAGTAGTAAGAGAATTAAAAGACTTAAATGTTGATGTCTATTTTGAGGAAGAAAACATCCACACCATAAGTGGTGAAGGTGAGATGATCCTAACATTTCTAGCAACATTCGCACAAGAAGAATCAAGAAGTGTATCTGAAAATATGAAATGGCGAATAAGGAAAGATTTTAAAGCTGGTTTAATATGGGGAGGTAATTCATCACTTGGTTACACTCTTAAAGATAAGAAGCTTTATGTAGTAGAAGGTGAAGCAGAAACTGTAAGACTAATTTACAAGCTATACTTAGAAGGAAATGCCGATGAACATATATGCGATATCTTAAACTATCAAGGAATTAAACCATATAAGACTAAGAAATGGAATCGTTCATCGGTCATTAAAATCCTTACCAATTATAATTATACAGGAGACCTTATCTTACAAAAGACTTATCGTGATAATCACTTAAGTAAAACCATGTGTATTAATAATGGTGAGTATAATAAATATCTTGTTTTAAATGCTCATGAAGCGATTATCGACAAAGTTACTTTTAATGATGCACAAAAGATGAGAAGGTTAAAAACTAAAGATATCAATTTAGATAAAACAAAAAAGACATTATTTAAAGGCTATATCAAATGTGGAAAATGCGAGAAAGCATATACCTATAAAAAGACACCATACAATGTTGTTTGGATGTGTTCCACTTTAAGAACTAAGGGTAAGTGTGTATGCGATGCTAAACAAGTGCCAGAGTCTAAAATAATTGAAGCATCTAACAAATTATTAAATTTAGAAACCTTCGATTTAAAACGCTTTGAAAAGGAAGTTAAACAAATAGTCGTACTACCTAATAATAAGCTCTTGTTTCAAATCGTTAGTGGTAAGGAACAAATATTAGAGTGGGAATATGAACCAAGAAGTAATAGTTGGACAGAAAAAATGAAAGATGAAGCAAGAGTCCACTATTTAAAAAGAGGTAAAGGAGGTAACGGTAAATGACAACTAAAGTAACAGTAATACCATCAACGATAGATCCATTAACACAGTTACCTCGCAGTAGTAAAGAGAAAATTAAAGTAGCAGCTTATGCAAGAGTTTCAACTAACTCAGAAGAACAAAACACAAGTTATGAAGCTCAAGTAAACTACTATCAAAACTACATTGAAAATAAATATGAATGGGCCTTTGTTGGCGTCTATGCTGATGAAGGAATTAGTGGAACAAATACCAAAAGAAGAGCAAGCTTCAATAGAATGATTGAAGATGCTTTAGATGGTAAAATTAATTTAATCATTACTAAATCAATTTCTAGATTTGCGAGAAACACACTTGATACGATTAAGTTCGTAAGAAAATTAAAAGACAAAGGTGTTGAAGTGTTTTTTGAAAAAGAAAACTTATGGACACTTGATTCTAAGAGTGAATTAATCTTAACGATTATGGCTTCTATTGCACAAGAAGAATCAAGGTCCATTAGCCAGAATGTTACATGGGGTAAAAGAGTATCATTTCAAAATGGTAAAGTATCTTTTGCCTATAGTAGATTTTTAGGTTATGAAAAGAAAGACGGTAAAATAGTAATCGTTGAAGAAGAAGCGAAAGTTGTAAGACTAATTTATCGGATGTTTTTAGTTGAAGGCAAGGCACCTATAGCAATTAGAAATTATTTAACAGAACAAGGCATTAAAAGTCCAGCTAATGCTACTTGGAGAGCTCATGTTGTTTTATCAATATTAACTAATGAAAAATATAAGGGTGATGCATTACTTCAAAAGAAATACACTGAAAACTTCCTAGAACAAAAAATGGTTAAAAATACTGGTCAAGTTCCACAATATTATGTAGAAAACAGTCATCCAGCTATTATTGATAAGGATATGTGGGAAATGGTCCAAATTGAAATTAAAAGAAGAAGAGAAATGGTTGGTGGTTTTTCATCAGCTAATATATTTGCCGGTAAAATTAAATGTGCAGACTGTGGTGGTTATTATGGCAGAAAAACATGGCATTCAAATTCTAAATACCGAAGATCAATTTATAGATGTAATAAGAAATATGAAGAAGGTAAAGACAAATGTAAAACACCACATCTATCAGAAGAAGAAATAAAAGAAAAGTTCTTAAATGCTTACAACATAACAATAAAAGATAGAGAAAGAGTTAAAAATGATTTAAAAGAAGTTCTAAAACTAATAACAAGTACTAAAGGCATTGATAAAGAGATTAAAGGAATTGATGCAGAGCTTATAACATTAACAGAATCAATAAACAAACTCATTCAAGATAATTCAAAAACAAAAAGTGGTATTGATGAATTCGATAAAAGACTTAAAGAACTAAGAATTAGATATGATAATTTAAGATCAAGAAAAGAAGAACTAGCAAATCTTAAAAGAGAAAATTCTGCTAAATCTTACCGAATAAAAAAGTTTATCACTAATTTAGAAAAATCAACTGATAAACTAAAAGATTGGAATAGTGAACTTTGGATGTTAACCATTGAAAGTGCAACGGTTTATAGAGATAAAAGAATTAAGTTTAAGTTTTATGATGGACTAACAGCTAAGTAAAGAAGCTATGTATTTAATAGACATGTGATTTTTATTATAATAAGTTCAGATTATATTATGTTTGTTTTTGTTAAATATGTTATAATTATTTTGTAAAGACAATATTTCTAAAAATAAGAGTGAGATTCATGAGGACAATTAGAGGTGTGGTTATGAATAAAGAAAATAAAGTGAATAAAGAAAATAAAGCGAATAAAAAAACTAAGGAAGAGATTGCTTCTATTTTTGAGCAAATAGCAATTAGTGAGGAGTTTAGTGAGATTGTAAACTTTGATTTAAATAATGAGGTTTATAACCCTAATTTTAATACTCAACAAGTAACGCTCGATAACTCTACGGAGGTTCTAAAATAATGCCTGGTTGGAGTGAGATACTTAATCAAATTAAAGCAGCACCACAAAATCTTGATTTAATTAGAAGAGAATATATAGCAAAGTTGACCGAGTATACTGGAAGGAACACTATTGTGTACTACTCAGGATGGTTAAACAGCAAAAACACAAATATTGATATTAATGATAGCGATTTGATTGGATTTATGAATGCGATTAAAGATCTAGATAAAACCAAAGGACTAGATTTGATTATACATACCCCTGGAGGTTCTCCAACTGCGACCGAGGGCATTGTTAATTATTTACATTCAATATTTGGAAATGATATTAGATCTATAGTACCACATATGGCTATGTCTGCAGGAACATTAATGGCATGTTCAACAAGTGTTATTATTATGGGGAAACAATCGAGTCTTGGTCCTGTTGACCCACAATTCAATGGTATTGCAGCATTTAATATTATTAAAGAATTAGAAACAGCACATGATGAATTAGCTGTTAAACCTGAAACACGCGAATATTGGAGAATACAGCTATCTAAATATCCTGCAGCATTTACATACACGGTATATGATGCAATTGAATTATCCTCTCAACTTTTAACACAGTGGTTGGGGAAATATATGTTCCCAGATTTGAGTGGGAGAACAAAATCAAATAGAATAAAAAAAATAGTTAATGAACTTAATCAAAATGACGGTTCACATGCAAGGCACTATGATGCGGTTAAGTGTCAATCAATTGGACTAAATGTTGAAATGATGGAAAATGATAATGTATTGCAAGATTTGGTAATGAGTATATACCACTGTTTAAACATAACAGGCCAATCTACACAAGCAAGCAAAATAATTGAAAACAATCTAGGGAAAGCTTATATATCACAGCAACAAACAAACAAACCAGTTTTAAAACAACAGCTTGGCTTGTTTTAACTATAAAACATAGATTTTTTAAAACTTTCAAAACAATAGTAATTTTAAAAAATGAAATCCCAGTACGAAATTTGTGTTTATCTTTGCTTTAGCTGTATAATTATTATGAATTTAAGAAGTGAATTTATCAGGTTTATGGTGAAAATCATAGACCTGTTTTTACTTTTTTGGTCATAATAATCTCAACAATATAAAATCCAACTAATTGTTCCAATTGAATACAGTTAGCCAATAATATCCGAATGACTTGTTAGGTGTGATTTTTTAAGATACTGTTTTAATAGTAGTTGACAAGGCAGTTTGAAATTTGACAGGAGCAAAACAAAATATCTATTTAGATATATGAAACTTCCATATTAAAAAAGCAATTATTAGCCATTCTAAGTGTTATAATTTTAAAAATGGCTTAACAAAGACAAGATTTAGGGGTGCGTAAAATTTGATAGGGGTGCGCAATTGTATCCTTTAGTAACTCCCTTCGCATATTGAATGAATAGGTTTGATACAATTAGTATCAAGCCTTTTTTTGTTGGCAGATAGGAAATTTTCTCCTATATTCACTTGCCAGAGCTAAATGTCTAAAATGATAAAGAAGTAAAAATATAGTTAGAAATAGTGTTTTTAGGAAAAAGTATAGTTTAACTTACACGATTACAAGTTGGATTTACACGATTACTTTCTAATTTACACGATTACATTTTACTTTCTTTAATTTTTATAAAAATATTAGAATATGCCCTTTTACTTAAAGATTATGTCTTTATTTGATAAAGTATGATAAAATAACTAATTAGAGAGGGTTTTAGCATGTATAAAACAAAAAGTACAATAATATTTTTTCTGGTATCTTTAGTAGTTTTCTTGTCGGCCTGCGGAGGGCAAAGATATCTCTCATATGAAGAAACATATCAAAAACTTGAAGAGGCTGAATACACTGTTATAGGAAAGACTGATAAGGATGAGATTTTAGATGCGCTTCAAGAATTGGCTGAGAGTTATAACAAATTTGTAGAATATGAAAAAAGCGAATATAATGTTGAATATCCTGAAATGGATCCAAACGCTACAAATGTAGAAAGCATTATTATAGCTGAAAAAGGTGATAGCCGTGCTTTTATTTTTTATTGTGAAGATGAAGAGAGCGCTGTAATAATCAATTTTGCGTTGTTTGGTGTTTACAGTTCAAAGCTTGGAGAACAATTAGGTAGTCAGGATAAAAACTTTGTTTTTTTGTATTCTGTTGAAGTTAATGAAATTTTAAAATTTTCCAAAGATTATTGATTAAATAATATTAGAAGTTGGTGAAGATGAATAGTTTGCATAAGTATTTTTATATATCATTAAAGTTTATATATATTGTTTATTTATTAGCCGCGGTAAGTAATGTGTCAAAAGAAATTCTTTTGTTTACCATAAGTTCGCCCCTACTAATTGCATTATCGAGCAGTATATTTGCCTTTGTTAAAAAAAATGACAGTAAAGGTAGAATTTTACTCATAATCCTAACAATCATTTATACTATTGTTGTGGTGCTTTTTCTACTTGTAAACAAGTATATTATTTATATTAATTTTCCTATTATTATAATTGAAACGATATTGATAAAAAAACTAAACTTAAATAATGATCAAGCAACGACTAAGGCTACTATCTTGTCAATTCCATTGCAGCTTTTATTCCTTTGTATTGGTTTTTCAATGTATCATACATTTCTGACATCTTACATATATATTATCTTCGTTGTTATAATGTGTGCTTTTTCATTATGGCTATCATTGTCTGAAATGCGCTTATTACAAAGTGATTTTGCTTCTGGGCATATTTTTAAAAAAATTGCAACATATGTTTGTATAATTGCGTGGATAATTCCATTTTTGTATTCCTATGTCCTCTTAAATAACAGTTTAAATGTAAGGCTTGACTTTATGATTTATGGTCTATTAATTGCGATTTATCCTTATTCGGCTATGTTAATTGCAACCAATCTAAAAACTAATTAAAACAAAAAGGAAACTTCTGATTACATAACAAATACTGCAAAGGTGTCAAAGGATTGGACCAAAAAGAATGAAGAGTGTATAGATATTAGTTTCCTCTCAGGCAGCAACCTGAGAGGAAACTTTTACTTTGTAGCGCAATATGGCCAATGTTTGAGACCAGTCTAAATCAAATATTAAAGATTTCCATATTATAAACAAAATACACTCTAGCTTGTTTAAAACAGAAAAAAGTTTCTACCAACAAGTTGCTGATAAATTAAAACTTTAAATAATCATTAAAACAGCAACTTTATTAAACATTTTAATTTCTTACTTAGGCTTAAACAAGCTGCTAGGGAATAGGGCTTGTGATAATTGGTTGAATTATGTTAAAACCCGAGTTTGGCACTTCGTGAAAGTAGAAAGTCCCCTTGAAAAAGGGGATTCCTATAAATGGTTAAATAAGAGTACACAATTCTGTGCAGATAATAATTCCCATTTTTATCACTAAATGTTACTCTTTATATGCGCTTGTCTGCTTTTATGGCACCACTTCATTATGTATCGGTCTTTTTTTATTTACCTCAAATTAATAACGTGACTAAAATAACTCAAAAATTATCCCCAAATTATTGACGCGGCTAATAAATGATGCTATAATAAGCACGAGGATAAAAAAGCTTTAAAATTATACATGAGGTGATTTTGTGAATAAACTTCCAATTAACATAGATTTAAATATAATAAATATTTTAAAACAATTAAATAATTCTAATAACAAGATAGGAGAACTTAAAGGAATGGTCAGTTTGCTTCCTAACCCTAATCTTGTATTAAATTTGATTAGTATTAGTGAATCAAAGGATTCTTCAGCGATTGAAAATATTATTACTACATATGACGAAATATACAAAGAGTTAATTTCAAACGATAATATTGGAAGCAAGCCTAAGGAAGTATTAAATTATAAAAAAGCTATTGAACATGGAACTTTATTAGTTAATAATAATGGTTTTATTAGTACAAATACAATAATTAATGTTCAAAAAATTATTGAACCAACAAAAGAAGGAATTAGAAAATTACCGGGCACCGTAATATTAAATGACATTACTGGAAAAGTGGTTCACATACCACCCCAAAAAGAAAATGAAATTAGAGATCTGATGGCTAATCTTGAAAGCTATATAAATGAAAACGATGACTATGATCCATTAATTCAAATGGCTTTAATCCATTACCAATTTGAAAGTATTCACCCTTTTTATGATGGTAATGGTAGAACAGGAAGAATATTAAACATTTTATATTTAGTTTTAAAAGAAAAAATAAACGAGCCTATTCTTTATTTAAGTAAGTATATCGTAGAAAACAAAGAAACCTATTATAAACTACTTAGATTGTGTAATGAGGATATTAAATATATTAATGATTTTGTATTGTATATGTTAAAAGGTGTTGAAGAAACATCGATTTATACAATTAATTTAATTAATAGAATTAATGAAAAAATAGAACTCACTAAAAAATTAATGCAAAAAACTCTACCTGCTATTTATAAGTATGAAATAGTAGAACATATTTTTTCACATATGTATACTAAAAACGAATTTTTTAGAAAAAGTTTAGATATATCCAGAGCTACAGCAACAAAATATTTGAAATTACTAGTAGAAGAAGGATTTTTAATAACTGAAAGAGTTGGCAAAGAAGTGATATATAAAAATGTTCAACTCTTTAATTTGATAAAAGAATAAAAATGAATTAACAAAACTATCAAATTACGATGGTGTGCTAGAAATTGCTAAGGGCACGATGTTTCATTTATATAGGATAGATATAAACAAATTTAAAATTATGAGGTCTGATACAATAAGTATCAGGCCTCAGGCTGTTGACAAAGTACCTCAGATTTGGGGTACTTTTTTTCTTTTGAATTATGTAAAATTGTATTATTTTACTTTTTAATATATACTTATAGTATATATTAAACTTATAATTTTACCAAAGGA